ATTTTTATGGTGGTGTGATGGCAACACGTAGGTTCCATCATGGTAGTAGTTTTGCTACTTTCTTTTTACCATCATTGATGGGAGAAAATGTTGAACGTATATATTATGTGGAAAGAATTGGTGTATGTTCTAACAAGCGAAGTAAAAAAGAAATTCCTTTATCTGATGTCAATCATATACAATTTCCATACACAACTGATATAGAAGAGTATCTAGAAAATTATAGTACACCAAATCCTCATCTTATAATATATACTTTGTCTAAGATTAGTGAGACTTGGAAAAGATATTTGGACTATAGCGTAAAGGATATTATAAGTTTGTTTGGTAGTAGTGAAACAAGTGGACCTATACTAACTCAAAGTTTGAGTGATGAAAATTTTGAAGTGGATAGATTTATTGATCCTGATGGTTTTTATTCACCTGAGGTTATAGATGATAAAATATTCTTACTACTTCCAGAGTATGATGTTGTTGCAACTACAGGTGATAAGTTTGAAAGACTTGATGATGGATCTTTTAGGTTTGTTGGTAGAATAGATAAGGTAATGATAAATAATCATGAATTATACTTAGAACATCTAAACAGAATTGCAAATGAGTATGTAAAAAATTGTTTGCTTGTAATAGATAAAGAGTATGATAAAGTTTACTTAGCTGTATGGGAAGACCAAGAAGATTTGCATCATAAGTTTATGAAACTTTATTACCAATTTGATGATAGATTTCAAATCAATAGGTTCGCTGTTTTAAGGCGTAAAGATTTTTTGTCTGGTATAAAAATAGACAACGAAGCAATTAGAGATTATTTTAGGAACAAATAATGGAATGGAATTTACGCTGCAGATGTGGCGAACGGTACAAGTCGTCTACTAGTGTTCAAACTTGTAAGAAATGTAAGGCAAAAATTTATCCTGTACCTGAGTGGCTTACACCAGAAGACAGAACCTTTCAGGAACAAAGGAGTAATAGAAAGGTACGTAAGCTTGACTTTGAGGTACGTTGATCTTATAATATAAAGGTAACTTACTCAGAAAAATGACAAGGGGTCAATTTCTTTCTCAATTCAAAAACAACACAAAGGAACTTATAGCAGCAGTGGAGGGTAGCAGTGATCTAGAATATGATCATCCCGAATTGTACAAAAAAATTTATGAATATTATAAAGGAAGAGAAATTTACCTTTACAATGATAAAGAAAAAGATTATAATATAATTATAGATGAGGTGGAGTATGATCTTATGAATGCAGGGGTTATGGCATGAGTATCAAACGTGAACGTCCTTGGGGGTGGTATAAAACCATCTGTAGAGGTGAGAACTATGCAGTCAAAAAGATTTGGGTAGAACCTAACCATAGGATATCATTACAGTATCATAACCTACGTGCAGAGCACTGGACTGTGGTAAAGGGTAGTGGTCTTGTTACACAAGGTACTCTTGAAAGACAGTGTAAACCAGGTGATACCTTTGACATAGGTATAGAACAAACACATCGCCTAGCAGGTGGTAAGGATGGTGTACTTATTATTGAAGTACAACGTGGTACATGTAAGGAAGATGACATTATAAGACTGGAAGATGACTATGGTAGAGTTCAACCAACTAATATATACGCTACAATCAATGAGTTTGGTACAGAATGACTTACATTGTTACTGGTGGTGCAGGTTTTATAGGCAGTAATTTTTTACACTATATCAAAGGTAAATGGGAAGAAGATATTATTGTATTAGATAATCTATCTTATGCTGCTGACCTTGAGTTTATACCCAAGGACAAGCAGTTTACCTTTGAGTGGTGTGATATATCTAATGAAGATCAGGTCAACTATCTTTTTAAAAAATATAAACCAAGTAAAGTATTTCACTTTGCTGCGGAAAGTCATGTTGATCGTTCTATAAAAAATTATCGACCATTCTTAGAATCAAATATTATAGGAACTATCAATCTACTCAATGCTAGTAGGGATGTGCAGAAGTTCCATCACATTTCTACTGATGAAGTGTACGGATCACTAGAATATGATAGTGCAAATTTATTTACAGAGGACACACCATACGATCCTAGAAATCCATATTCTGCAACTAAAGCAGGGTCAGATCATTGTGTGACAGCATGGCATAACACTTATGGCATTCCTTATCTTATTACTAATTGTTCAAACAATTATGGTCCACACCAGCACATCGAAAAGCTCATACCGTTAGTGATAACTAACGCATTGAAAGATGAGGTAACATATATGCATGGTGGTGGACACCAGATAAGAGATTGGTTACATGTTCATGATCATTGCAGAGCATTAGTAATGTTAGATGATGCAGAGATAGTGAATGAGCAGTATAATATAGGTGGTTCCTGTGAGATGAGAAATTTAGATGTGACTAAGATGATCTTGTCACATATGAATAAACCCAATGATCTTATTGGCATATCACATGATAGACCAGGTATAGACAAAAGATATGGTATGGATCATTCTAAGATAACTGAAGATCTAGGATGGAAACCTGAAATAGCTTTTGACTATGGTCTTAGAAGTACAATTGCATGGTATCTAGATAGACTAACATGATTTCTCTTTATGGACCAGGTTTTATTGGTAGAAATTTCTATCACATGTATGAACCTGAGGTTGAGATAGTAAACAAGGATGATCGTAAACCTAAGAGTGACGATATCTTGTATACAATATCTACGGTGGACAATTACAATGTCCATGATAATATAACACTTGACGTTGACACTAATTTACATGTCCTTTGCGAGGTTCTTGATCACTGCAGGTCAGAAAATATCACCTTCAACTTCCTTTCCAGTTGGTTTGTCTATGGAAAAGGAATCACACCAGCATCAGAAACTACACCGTGCAACCCACAAGGTTTCTACTCAATCACAAAGCTTTGTGCAGAAAATCTTATTAGGTCTTTTGCACAAACCACTGGGATGAAGTATAGAATCCTGAGACTATGTAATGTCATGGGACCAGGTGATAGAAAAGCAAACCGTAAGAAGAATGCTATACAGTGGATGATCAATGAGTTGAAGGCAGACAGAGATGTCAAGATGTATGATAACGGATCACATTGTCGTGACATTATGCACGTAGATGATGTGTGTCGTGCTATCAAACTTGTTATGGATGCTGGAAACTACAACGAAACATATAACATTGGGTCTGGTAAACCTACCAGTGTTAGTGAGATCATGACGTTGGCAAAGATGTTTACTAGATCGAGAGGTGAACTACTAAACATGGAACCACCAGAGTTTCATAAGAATGTTCAGACACAGAACTTCTGGTTAGATACAAGTAAACTCGCATTGCTTGGGTTTACACAACACATTACTAATGAATTTTTAGTCAAGGATCTATGTATAACCTAAAGGAACAGGTTTCTAATTTTGTATTTCAGTTACAGAATTCAGGTAACTATGACATCATGTCATACCTACCTAATCAGAACTGGAATCCTGGTGATCCCATATATTATTCTGGTCCTTACTGGGATGATCAAGAAGTAACTGCTGCTATTACTACCTTGTTAGGTGGTAAGTGGTTACCTGCTGGTGAAGAGGTTAATAAGTTTGAACGTGCTTTTGGTAAGAGGTTTGGTTTCAAACACTCTGTGATGGTAAACAGTGGATCATCTGCCAACTTGGTGATGATTGCTGCACTCAAGAAGTACTTTGATTGGCAAGATGGTGATGAAATATTAGTGTGTGCTTGTGGGTTTCCTACTACTATTAATCCTATTATTCAAGCAGGATTGAAACCTGTCTTTGTAGATATAGACATGGAAGATCTCAACTGGGATCTTGACATGCTTGAGTCTAAGATTACTGATAGGACAGTTGCTGCTTTTAGTTCACCTGTCCTTGGCAATCCCTACGACTTTGATAAGTTCCTTGACATTGTTGATAGGCATGGACTGAAGTATATTGCTGACAACTGTGACTCCCTCGGAAGCAAATGGAGAGATGAGTTTCTCACCAAACATGCCGTCGCAGCGTCTTGTTCTTTTTATCCAGCACATCATATCACTACTATTGAAGGTGGAATGGTGTCCTCTGACATCGAAGAGGTGGTTCAGATCGCTAGATCTTATGCCTGGTGGGGTCGTGGTTGCTACTGTGTAGGAGCCCAGAATAAATTGCCCAACGGTGTTTGTAACAATAGGTTTGATCGTTGGTTGGAAGGGTACGACAAGGATGTCGATCATAAGTATGTCTTTGGAGTCCAAGGATACAATCTCAAACCTGCTGACCTTCAAGGATCTATTGGTCTCGTACAGTTGAAGAAGCAAGATGAGATACATTATGTCCGTCGTCTGAATAAAGGAGCTTTGCATCAAGTCTTCATGCAGATACCTGGTTGCAGGGTTGTTGAAGAAAAAGACCACGCAGAAACCTCATGGTTTGGTTGTCCCATTATCTATGAGGGCGGTAAACACCACCTCGTAAAATACCTAGAGAGTAAAGGTGTACAAACTAGAAACTATTTTGCAGGTAACATCCTAATGCACCCTGCCTACAAGCATCTGGAACCTGCATCTAACTATCCTAATGCCTCAAGTGTGTTGGATAATGTATTTTTCTTAGGAACATCTCCCGTTATTACAGTTCCTATGCTAGACTACATACATGAAATAATAGAAAATTATTCAAAGGAAAATAATGACTGATCATCGTCCTACAAAAACTGCATTAGTATTAGGTGCTGGTGGATTCATTGGAAATCACATGGTTAAAAGACTAAAGGGTGAAGGGTACTGGGTACGTGGTGTTGATCTAAAACATCCAGAATTTTCCACCACATGTGCAGATGAATTTATCATAGGTGATCTACGTAACGTAGAGTTTGTACGTAAGTGTTTGGAATATAAAGGACCGTTTCCTAATTTTCATCATGATGTTCCTTATAGATACATTGAACCATTCCATGAGATCTATCAGTTTGCTGCTGACATGGGTGGTGCAGGATTTGTATTCAC